TAAAATTTTAGTCAGTTATACTAGTAATGGCTGGTCGTGTTCAATTAGAAACATCTGGTCCACAGGACGCTTTTTTTACAGACGACCCCGAGTATACCTATTTCATAAAGAATTTTCAAAAACATACCAATTTTGCACCATTCTTTGTTGATTTAGACGTTCAAGGTGAAGTAGAATTTGGAAACACTATTCGATGTACAATCCCACAAAACCAAGGTGATCTTCTTAAGACAGTGAGTATGAAAGTTGAATTATCTAGTATACAACAGAATTTGGTAGGTGGTATCGAAGGTATAGGATACGTTGAGTCTATAGGTCATGCCATGATTGAGTATGTTGAAATTCTGATAGGTGGTCAGGTTATTCAGCGTATACCAAGTGATTTCTTAGCTATATATTCTGATAATTACGTTACACAAACAAAACAACATAATTTAGAGAAACTTATTGGTAAACCACCTTTAGAATTTTCAGGTACTCAGGTATCTACAGTTCAAATTGCAGGGTATCTAGGTTTAGCAACTTCTGATACTAAATATTTTGTTGATATACCATTTTATTTTTATAATAATCCCGAACTCGCTGTACCACTTTGTGCCATAACAGGTCAGGAAATAGAAATTGTTATAAAACTTAGAGATCTAAAAGATTGTGTTTGGGGGTATGACGCAACCGACCCTGCAAATAGTAATTCAATTTTTTATTTAGGTGATTTCGTACAAACAAAAGGACTTATAAAAAGTTTAAAATTAACAACTGAAATGGTTTCTCTAGATGAAGAAGAAAAACAGATGTTATTAAGTAAAAAAATAGATTATATAATCACACAGATACAAGAGAGTAAATCTATAATACCTCAGGATTCAAATGTAAATTCTATAGTTGATGTTAAACATAAACTTAAATTTAAAAATCCTATAAAGGAACTTTTTTTCATAGTACAGAGATTAAGAAAGCTAACAGGTGGTCATTTTGTTACAAATTTTGATTATGATTCAAATTACCAATTGTATAACGGTGAATACGTAAATTATGAACACTTACAAAACCTTGAAATACAATTAGACGATTCCGTTATTTTAGATAAAGTTACAGGTAATGTCATAAACTTACGCGCAATACAGAGTGGTATACACCATTCAAGAACACAATTATTTAGAAGATATTATTCGTATAGTTTTGCACTTGAACCGGAACGGTGGTATCCAACAGGACAAAGAAATTTTAGTTTAATTAAAGAACAAGATATAAAACTCAAGATATTACCAGACAACTTGGCTAAAAGAGAACTTAGAGTTTTAGGCCTAAGTTATAACATACTCCGTGTAGAAAACGGAATTGCTAAAACACTGTTTAATTTATAATGAATCAACAAGAAAAAGACGCAACCACTAACTTAATTGAGCAGGTCCAGGACTCTGCTATTAATATCATTCAACCCGTACTCGAAAGAACTATGGTTCTCGCAGCTGAATACGCCAAGGCTTCCGGTAGAGATATGGTACTCGGTGAAGATTTGGAATACGCTATGAAATATTGTGCCATGAACGAAGTTGGTAAGAAAATGGGAACACATTTCCCGGAAATATACGAAGAATCTTCCGATGAAGAAGACGAAGAAGATGACATTGAATTTGAAGATGAAGAAATTCCTTTTACGCGGTACACAGGACGCGAATATAAGTTTGTCAAAATGAATATGGCGTACGATAATTGGGATGCGTGGGAACCAAAAAATCCGTCAGAATTAATGTTAAAAAATGCTATAGATAGTAATGAACACATCGGAACCTGAAGGATATGAAGGAACGTCTAAACATTTTAAATTATATGATGACGATGATAGTTCTGATACTGAAAGTGATTCCGATACAGAAACAGATTCGGGATCCGACACAGGAATGGAACGCATAAATGTTGGTATGTTAAAAGGATATATGAAACCAAAACACTATAAAAAAATTTTAATAGAAGAAGATTTACTCCCCGATTAAAATCTCAGGATACTATATATAAAAATGTCTACTGCTGCTGAAACTGTTACGCTCGTCGCTCGTGAACTCGAGTCCCAATCCCTCAACGCCGTTGTTGCCGGCTTCTCCTTTGCCGCCGCCCTCTCGTGGATGGACTTGGTCAGGTGGACTGTTAACCAAGTTGTTAAGGTTAACAAGAACGGTGGTATGAACTACACTCTTACTGCCTTGTTCACAACGCTCTTGTCTATCTTGGTCTACGTCGGTATCTCCCGTGTCTCTACACGTGTGCAAAAGCCAGCGCAACCAATCTTCGCGGTTACTCGATAAGTTTAGGCTTACGCATAACCAATAATAAAAATAAACCGGTTGCAACTACCATAAATATAGATATAAACGCATCCCATCTACGCGGATCCTCCATTTCGGGGATACTCATAGGTGGTGGAAGAGAAAAGTCTCGTTCCACTTTAGCAATATTCTCAAGTTTATCAGTAGAACATGTGACCGCAAGTTTAAGTATATGATTCGCATCTCTAAACTCATATGGTATTAACCGATTGTTACTACTGTAATAAAACTGAACACGTAAACTTGATATCGTTTTTTGTGATCCAGAATCAAAATTATGTTCAACTGTATCGTCAACACCCGAAAAGTTAATCACATCCCCACACAGAAGTATACGCCCTGTATAAAAAGGTGTTTCAGAAAATACTGTTTTGTTAAATTCGTCAGAACCACTACTCAGTTTAACTATAATTGCATCGGGACCCTGTAAATTGACGCTACCAGTATGTAATTTATAAGGAGAGATAGATGTAGAGAATACGTTAGAAGCACTTGTACCTAATATATCATGTGGTGTTGTTTTACCATTGACACCTGATTTATACCCATTTGTACCGTTATAGAAATCAAAACTAAATTGACTTGGACCTTCAAACGTTATCGAATTTGTATCTTTATCATACGAAGATCCAGATAACCTACCACCCGAATTTACAACAACATTTGAAGCTAGATCTTCACCATCATAGTTTCCGTTTGGTATTGTTATATCGTAGTTAGACGACGTATTGTTTATTGTGAACGTATTGTTATGAGCATTTATAAGTAACTGACTATTATGTATACGTGCTGATATAAGTGAAATTTTACTTACATCGTAAATCGGGTTTTTTAGGTGTACAACATAATCAGCTACGTTTGGGTACAAAACTGGGTCTCGTTCACCACTGTCTATATCTAAGGTATGTACCTTCATTAAAATATATGAACAATATTTTAATGAGTGTATGTCTCAATTTATATTTATTTAAGAAAGACTATGAACTAATGGGTTACTTGAAAGCTGTCTTCTAGCTGTATCCAAACTCATATTAGTAGCATTTGGATTTTCGTGTCCCTTATAAGCATTGAATTTATGGTAATCGTTGTTTCTATATTGTTGTGTCCAAGCGCCATTCGCAGCATTTACTCGACCATCAATTCTCGTTGTATCGGAACGAACACTCGTAACCATACCCCCTTGATTAAGTGCATCGGCACGAACGTTCATTCGTCCTGGACCCGCAGCTCTATTTGGTTTACCACGGCGATCGTCTGGTCTGAAACCATATTTTGTAAGTTCTTCGGCTGTGTATGCAGAACCGTACGTTCTCTTTTCACCGATCTTAGTCGCTGGTGTGTTCAAGTATCCACCAACAAAGCTACTAATACCTGGGGCTGGTTGATTATTGTACTGATACTGTTCGATAGAACCATCGGCTTTGTTTCGTGTTGGCTCTTGAGCACGTGTAAGTGCAGAAACCGTTCTCTTTGCAGATGCAAAATTTAATGTGTCAGTTCTCGAACCCGTTTCTGATCTATTTGTTGTTCTCTTTGTACGTTCATGTTCTGCTCTTGGTGTTCTACCAGTCATGCCCTGTGCCCTACCTGCAACTGGAGGAAGACGATCATGTAAAAACGCCGTCTTTTCTGGTCTATTATGTGAAACTTCACCGACAATACCACGTCTACCACCTTTCGCATCAAATGCGGGGCCCGACCTACCGGGTAAAGTCGTTAAGCGATACGCACCAACATTCTCTGGGTTAACACGAAACAATTGTTGATTACCCCCAAACGCGGGAACTTCTGGTCCAACACCCAAACCTGGTCCGACGAGTTGTTTTTCAATTGGTGAAAGATTATTCATTCGCCCCGCATCATACATACGATTTCTCATAGACAAAACTTCACCCCCCGAAGATCGTTGTTGTGGAGCAATTTGACCAAACGACCCCATTTCTTGTTTTGAATTATACGATGGTTCTACTAATGGTGATAAAGGTCCTAAATAATTTGTTTGTTGAGTAACCTCCATATTAGAGAAATCAGAAACTACCTCTTCTTCCTCTATTGGATTACCTTCTACTGTATATTTTTCGTCTGGTTGACTCAATTTTCTACCGGCATAAACTAAGCCGGCTATAGCCATTATAGATATAGGATCAGCCATTCTTATTTCTTAGCGAGATTTTTATTGAGATATCTTTGCTGAAACAACCCATTTTGCATTTCAGCTCTGGTACTCGATGGTTCATAGGATTGTGTTCTAAGTGGTAATTTACACTCGACATTTTGGAGTGGGTGAAAGTTTCTTTCGTAAGTCTTCGCTAAAACTTTATTGAAACGAGATGTACTTTGTGGTCTGAGTTCGTCAGATGAATCAATGAATTCTGCTGGTGAACCTTTACCCGCCATGTATGGCGAGGTTCCATATAACATAGTGTTTGGTCTATCCGATCCATAGTTAAGGGTACTGGGCTGAGGATATACAAAAACTTCTTCGGTTGCACAAACGGCGGGAACCGCGTGATCTTGAACCATTTTCATTCCTGGTTGGAGTTGATACGCCATTTATTATTACAAAAGATTTTGTTTATGGAAATCGAGTATCTACTATTTTATTATTAAATTGTTTAAAATTAAGGTCCTAATCCAGAACCTCTGTGCATACCACTTCTCTTATCTCCGTTTGGATCAAGTCCTGAAAACGCCTCAAGTTGAACACCTCTCGCGTCTGGGTTACACAATCTTGGGTCTTGACGGCATGTATTATCTCTTTTACCATGGATAAATTCGTAATATGGTGTACCACCAATGGATGTATCTGGCATACTTACAAATTGTCTCGATAATGCATTTCTTTGATATTCGGGCATAGTTGAACGCGAACGGGCTGGACCATATTTGATGTCACCTGTAAGAAAATTGTTTACTGGGGTTTTTACGGTTGGGTAATGACACGATTGAGGTCTGTCTGGTCTATCTGCATAATCCGATATAAGAACATTTCCCATTGGATTATCTTTTGTTGGCATGGAACACTCTTTACCTACATTATTGTATACGTTTGTTGGTCGTATAACACCTTCTTTCACCATATTAGATTTTTCCATTATATAAAGAACGCCGAGTGCGGTTGCTCCCAAAACAAATATACGTGCATCACGTCGTATGAGGTATATTATACACGTCGCATAAATAATAAAACGAGCAGTTGCGTTAACACGGTCTGCTGAAGATTGCGTCTTTGACGGCCAAAATTCGTGAACTCTGTCTACTCGAACCAATTGTTTTGGATCTTCAAACCAAGATGTCATTTATATATAGTGAGTTTATTTTTTCATCATACCACCCAACATACCCTGCATCGTTTTCATCAATGCAGCTTCGTCAAGTTCACTTCCATCTTCACCCATTTTATCTGCACATTGCTTTGCAACTGTCTCAATCATGGAAAGTGTGTCTTCTGGGATAGAACTAATGGTTGTACCGAGCATATATAGCGTCTGAACATATTGCCAAATTGCACTTTTTGTATTCTCTGAAGCAGATCCCCAGTGTTTTTCGAGGTTTACACCTTTCATGAAATCTAAATTCTTAGATTCTTCAATGAAAAATGATTCGTCTTTGGACGAAATCTTATCGGCATATGGGGTAACACCCTGCATAAACCCGTCTACAACTAAACGTGGGTTTGAAGCTTTCATTAAATCGAAAGCCGATAAACACTTTTTTAAGCCTTTTTCTTCTGGAAATGTCTTGTGTAATTCCACAAGAAATTGACCCATCATATCATTGAATGCGGTCACGGAAGTCATATTATACTGTAAATATGTATATTATCTTTAAGTCAGAAAATTAA